GGACCAAAGCCTGATAATACAACGGCTTCCGGAGTATCATCGATAATCAGCTCTACGCCTGTCATCGTCTCCAGGGTACGGATGTTCCGTCCCTCCCGTCCAATAATCCTTCCTTTCATTTCATCACTTGGAAGCTGTACAACCGAAATTGTAGTCTCCGCAACATGATCTGCCGCGCATCTCTGGATTGCAGTGACGACATATTCTTTTGCCTTCTTGTCTGCATCTTCCTTCGCCTGCGCTTCCATTTCTTTAATCATCTTCGCAGTATCATGCTTCACATCTTCTTCAACAGTTTTTAACAAATATTCTTTTGCTTGTTCGGAGGTAAGTCCTGAGATTCTTTCTAGTTCCTGTACTCTCTGCTTACTCAGCTCTTCAACTTTCGCCTCGCGCTGCCTAAGCTGTTCTTCTTTCGCTGTAAATCCTGCTCCAAAAGCAGCAGCAGCTTTAGTCATACGGTTAAATAGATCTTCAATACTTAACCCACTTTGTTCTATTTGTTTAGAAGTGTTTCTTACTCCATTCTCACATTCATGTAATTTGCGTATGAAGTTGGAGTTATCGCCAGTGATATCAAAGTGTAATCCAGCCATAAGTCTTTTCGATAGAAATAGTTCCGTGCAACATTACACGGCAATACAAAGATAACAAAAATGGCGCAGTTAGTGCCACTATTATAAGAAAAACATATTTAATACATTATTTTTTTATCTTTAATTTTGTTTGTATTGTTATATAAAATATATTTGTACAAACGTTATTGTAAAACTGTAAAAATATGGATTTCAAGGAGCAAATTTTACAACTGTCAGACCGCATAAAAAAACAAAAAGATAGCATATCTACAGAAGAAGCCACAAAAAATGCTTTCATAATGCCATTGATAGCTTCTTTAGGTTATGACGTCTTTAATCCTTTCGAAGTTGTTCCGGAAATGGACTGTGACTTAATCAAAAAGAAGGGAGAAAAGATTGACTATGCTATAATGAAGGACAAAAACCCGATATTTCTTATAGAGTGTAAGCATTGCAAACAAGACTTGAATCTGCATGACACCCAACTACAAAAATATTTCGTAGCCTCTAAGTCTCGCTTTGGAGTCCTCACCAATGGCATAGAATACCGTTTCTATACCGATTTGGAGAAGGTTAACATTATGGATGAAAGGCCATTCTTAGTTGTAAATATGCTAGATCTGTCTGATGCAGACATAGAACAGCTGAAAAAATTCCACAAATCTTATTACAATGAAAACAATGTACTTAGCACAGCAAATGAATTAAAATACACAACGGAGATAAAGGAAATTTTCAACAAAGAAATACAATCTCCTACATCTGATTTTGTTAGATTCTTTGCAAAACAAATATACACAACCGGGCAAATCACACAAAAGGTAGTTGAAATGTTCACCCCGCTTGTAAAAAAGTCAATGTCTATGGTAATAAATGATATCATAGCTGAAAGGCTTAATACAGCAATGAAAAATGACGAACAGGTTGAAGACACAACTAATATTTCTAGTAATTTACCTAATTCTCCCAAAGAAAATACAGAAAACAAACTACCTGAAGGGATAGTTTATATGGATAAAGAAGCAGGGATTATCACCACACAAGAGGAAATGGATGCTTATAATATCGTGAGAAGCATACTTAGGCGTAGTGTAGACGCTTCACGGATTACATATAAAGACTATAAGACTTATTTCGTTATAAGTTTAGACAACAGTCAATGGTATTGGATATGTCGTATTTCTATTGGAGCAAGAAAGAAGCAAATAGGAATACCAGTAAACAAATACAAAAGCTGCGACTGGATTCAGATTGATAGCATAGATGATATATTCAAATATGCGGATAGACTTGAAGAATCAATTAAAATGGCAATAGAAAAGTTGTAAAAATAAAAACTCAATAATTATGAAGAAGAATATTTTATTATTACTGGCGGTGTTTATTTATTCAATAATGGGATTTGCTCAAGAAAAGAAAGAAGTTATCATTAAAGCTGGTACTGTTGTTCCTTTGGAAGCCATAAGTAATGTTAGAGCCTCTCAAGTACATGAAGGGCAGAATATCGATTTTAAAGTTTCTAGGGATGTTATTGTAGATAAAATAGTAGCTATTCCTGCTGGAACTATAGCTAAGGGAATAGTATATGAAGCAAAAAGATCGTCATGGTTTGGAACTAAAGGAAGATTAGGTATTAAACTACGTTATTTAACTCTTTCATCCGGAGATAATGTAAACTTCTCATCTTCTGAAGTTTATATTACTGGGAAAAATCGTACTCCTCTATCAGTAGTAATCTTTTGTTTCACATGTCTTCCTCTTCCTTGTGGATCTAAAGCTGAAATGAAAATTGGTTATGAGTTTGATGCATCAGTAGCTAACAATACTACAATAACTTTAGAGTAATTATTAAAAAATTGTTCAGTTTTACCTATAAATCACGAGGATTTTTGTATAACCCCCGTGATTTTTTTATCCCTAATTTTTAAAATTGTTCTATTCTTCGTATTTAATCCCATCTCATAGCTTTTATCTTTTCCATGTTTTTCGGATCGTCTGCATTGACAAATGTCCTGTCATTGGAAATACGGGCTTCTTTCTTTTCTTCGTCAGTAAGATATACGGAAGTAATAGCATCTGCCATCAACATTTGAAGGAATGAAAAACTAATTTCCCATACAATCTGCTGTGGAGTCATGTTGAGTTTTTCACATGCTGGTAATATTAGAGAACCAAATACGCTTTTACCGCCAAAAGTGATGGAATTGCCTTTCTTGTTTTTTATCATTGAAACTTTAGATAGTTCTTTACGTTCCCGGTCAATTCCGAAATATTTGATAAACTCATCCGTGTTATCTTTAGTAAGAACCATAACAAGAAGTTGCGCCATTTCTTCATTTGAAAGATTTTTCCTCAAAAACTGGCATCTACTATTTACAATTCTGTTATTAAATAGTTCTTCTTTCTTGTTGAGCGTATGGTAAGATAATAGCTGGCAAACAGTCTCTTTTTTTTCTTGGCATAATCTTAATGCTTCCATATATGGGTTTGCTTTAATAATATCAGCCTTCATATCAAGGCTTTCAATGAGCCTTGAAAGTAGATATGTTTTACCTAATGTTATTGGATATAGATAAAAATGTCGCTTATTAACCCGAAAACCGTATGGCCTTTCCATTATGGTATCAGCAATATTCATTTCTATTATTTTTCGATCTTCAATCATATACTATTACCTTTTAGAAAACAAATTGGCTATCTTCACAGACCACCAATTTCAGATTTGAACAAAAAGACCTAGAGCGGACTGATGGACCTGCACCATCCCCTTCACTCTGGTAGAGCGACGCACGCCTGTGTGTGCTTAATCCGCAAGTGTGCATCTATAAAGCAGATGCACAAAGGTTTAAACTATATCTATTGTAAATTATCCGCCTATGCCGGAATTGGGGGCGACTTCAAACTTGCCTCCATCACCGTCTTCGTCGTCCGGGTCACACTCTATTTTTGTAATAGGTGATCCTGTTGTAGGAGTAACAATAATTTTACCCCATTGAACTTGTTTCTTTTCAGCGGCATATTTTAAAGCGTCAAATGTATATGCCCACACACCACCATCTGCACTAGTAAACGTATCTTCAACTGACACTGTTGTCTTTTCCATACAAAATCCAGGAGCTTCGGGATCTTCCGGTTGTAGTGCAACAGCATAATTGTGAGCAACTACGCCATCACTGTCGTTGATAGGTCTTTTGCGGCCTTTTGCTGCACGTATGTTGAGTACAAGGGCATAGGTGTTTTTACCATACTTGACATCTTCATTTTCTCCACCTTCAATTTTGGCTTCTTGTTTGTCGCCTTTTGTTGTTGTCAACTGTGTGGAATCTTCCACGGGTGTAGGAAGCTCTTCCCATTTGGGCGAAGAAGCATCCAAGTCTTTTACGAAAATTCGGGGTTTACCCCATCCGATTACTGCCATAGTTCTATATCACTTAATATAGTTAATACTTATTCGTTATTTATCTCAATGTACAATTTGTTATTAATGAAATGTTCTGTATGTCCGTCCTCAAAAGGTGTATTTGTAGGACTGGTTTTTTGGCTACATTTTGATGGGGTTGTGTGGTATTCATCTTTTCGTATGGAGATAAGGAATTTGCATAATTCACACAGCTTACCTACGCGTAGAGTATCTTTTTCCCACGCCTTTGTTTCCGAATTCCATAAATCACGGACATACACATTGACATTAACATAAGCTCTTTGGATTTGGCCACATCCTTCATTGGCAAGTACAGATATAACAATATCCTCTTTGTCTGACTTGTTTGGTCTTCCTCTATCACTTAATTTGCCGGTAACATTCCTTTCAAGGTCTGTGCCCTTAATTTTGTGATAGACAAACTTAGCTATTTCAATGTCTGATTTCATTATTTAGCAATCTGTCTTTTTAGTTTCTCAAGCATCTTGGGAACTTGGTCCATCGCCCACAATTCCGTTGATGCAAGTACGTCCTTATTATCCTTCCTTTCCACATATTCAGCATAGTTCATTCCTGCGACTATAACAAGCACATAGTCATTAGGATACCTCTTTACAAGTTCCTTGGCCAAGTTTTTACCTACACTTACGCCTTCCGAGCCTTGCTTTATCTGATTGAAGTCTGAGTATTGGATAATATTACCGTTATAAGCTATTACATAGCCAACTGAACTTCGCAGGTTACCGGACTGATCATACCAACTTTTATTACCTTCTCTGTCACGTACTCGTGAAACACATTGTTCCCCAAGGTAAGACAAAGCGCGTATTGTTAGCCTTTCAACCCGATTTGCTTCTTTCATAAGAACCTTATGAATTTCATCCAGCTTGGTAGTCATTCTTATGCCCATAATACTAAACCCAAATTTTGCACTGAAGTTGGTAACGATGGAAACCTTTTACTTCAAATTCCCTTTCAATTCCTCCGAGAAGACTTATCTTAACCCTGTCACCAATAGTAAAGGTTTGACAATTGCTTGGAAGACATACCGTATATGAATAGCTTCTTACAACACCATCCTCAAACTCTCTTTCTTCCGCCTTCCCAGAAGGCACGGCATCACAAGGAATTGAGCCTTTCCATTCAGATGAACCTGGATGATAATTTCCATTTTCATCTTCATAGCCAGAACTAGATACAAGGTACTGCAAACGGTGAGGTTTTCTATTCAATACAGCCATTTCTACGACAAGCAATCACCTACATATACCTTTGGCTTTGGTTCCAATTCTACCGAAGATTCACCAATGGTATCGTAGATGGAGTTAACATGCAACAGTATTAGTTTCTTGTCTTTATCAGACAAAGCCCCGAAGGACTTGTCTGCTTCAGAGAAATTGATAGCCTGAACCAAAGACCAAAGACAATCAGCTAGAGCTCCCTGATATTCGTTGGAATGAGATATGTCATAATTAAACTCATCATCGCCATTGAGATTACGTTTAATCATCACATTCTCTACAAAACCGATAGGGATCGGATAATGTATTTCGTCTATGAGGGCTTGCTGAATTGTCTTCATGACTTACGATGCTTTATGAGATTCAACCGCCTTTTTCAATGCTTCTTCGTCTGCGTCACTCAATCTGTTGACTGCTGCGATTAGCTTATCATCGGAAACGGTGGAAGTCAGGTTCTTGCCTGCAATCTTGTTATATTCCGTCACAAACTCCGGCTTTTTGTAAGTTGCTCCCCAAATTGTAATTTTGACATCAGTGGTATCCTTCTCTTCTTCTGTAGTGTTTACAGTTTGGGCTTCCAGTATATCCAAAGAATAGATTTGGTCTACGTTTTCGATAACCGGCAAACAAATAGCCTGTCCGTTTGTAAATTCCTGTAACGGATCTGTCTTAGAGTAACGGCTGATCAACTTGTATTCATCAACGGTAGTATATTCCACCCCATTAACAGGATTAGTCGCTTCAGCCAAAGTTCCCCATACAAAAGAGCCTACATTATCAGCAGAAGGGAGAAATATCAATTTATTCGCGTTCCACGGTTTATAAGATACCCTTTTACCGTTCTTTTCATAAGTTACTGAACGGTCAATCTTCAGGAATGAGATACCGTTATATTGGTCAGAGAACGCTTCATCAAATAATGTAGAAGTAGGTACAGGCAGCTTAGTCTCATTATCAAAGGTTTGTCCTCGATAATTTGCGGCTAATTCTTTAGCCCATTGAGATTGACGCATTTTGTTATATGTAGATAAAGCCAGCATAATGACCGAAATACTGTTACCGTCATCATTAGCTTTGCTTATAACTCTCTCGATATCATCTCCTGTAACTTCCCCAGTAGTAACAACGCCAAAACTATGACCAGGTAAATAGCCGTATTTAACGCGCAAACCAAGGCCGGTGTTCTTATCATCATCATCTTCAACAACAATAACCCCATCAGAAAGCCCAGCAAGGAAATTAGCCTCATTTCTTTCGTCAATACCAACAGAACATGCGGCTCCGTCATCTGTTAAACGAGAGAAAATTCTATTTTTAAGAGATTTTTGCGCTTCTTCCGTAGTGGCATTAGATAAATGCGCTTTCATGATATTGATAGCGTTGATCTGAGTTTCTCTCAAAATTTTCTTAATACCAATTTTCGGCAATACTCCACTAGAACGAGCAATAGAGTCACGTTTCTTTGGAGACAAGGGAGAGTCCATAGCTACCATATCAGCAGCTACATATGTAGTGTTAGCAGATGTGCCTTCCCATTTTTGATCAGGAGAATATACCTTAGTAAGCATCGTTTTGTGAAGATAGGTCAAATTCTGGTTTGTTCCATTGATCTTTTCTTTCACATATAGACTCAATTTAGGCCATATTCTTCTTACAAATTCAATAAATAATGATTCATTCATATTTCACCTCCTTTTAATCGTGTAAAAAAGTTAGTTGTGGCAATGCCGTTTTTAATGTAGCCTTGATGCTGTCAATAGGATAAGGGCTTGCCACGTCATTCACTTCGCCAGCATACATGATACCAACGAATGGTTTATCGGCAGGCTTGGAACAAACAACAACACCAACATATTCATGATTCCCTGGCAATGATTCGTAGGCTGTACCTGCTGAATTAACAGGCATTGGCTTATAAGTATCATTTTCTGTATCGCGGATAACGATATGCCCGGCTTTGATTACAGACTGCTTAAATCCAGTCATGTCTAACGTCCGACCATTCATAATTCCGCCCAAATAGTTACGAATAACAATCGAATCCATTCCGGTTAAGATTGTTTCTTGTTCGTTGACTAAATCAGCTTTTGCACCCATTTTTAACTTGTTTTTGATTAAAGGCCTTTAGCCATTGCTATGACCTCTTCGTCAGTTAATACTTCATTTTTTTCTTGTTTCTTACTTCCCGCACCTGGAGGATTTCCTAAGCTGGAAAGTCCTGCATCAGCGCGTTCTTGGTTGTAAGATTTTAAATCTTCCTTAACTTCGGAATAGAATTCTTCAAACTCTTCATCATTTTCAAACTTCATTTTATTGAAGGATTTCAATGTGCGAGTACCGAATGTACCAGCATCTTTCAATAAGGATTCAAGTTTTTCTTTACGTGTAGTGGTAACTTTTTCACCTTTCAATGCTGCGATTTCGTCATTCAGTGTTTGTACTGTCTGAACTAAACCTTTAGCCCATTCCGGAGCATCATCATTCTTTCCTTTGTTTTTGGGATTTTTGGTGTTTGAACCAGCTTGACGTCTTTGATTATCCGAAGCTCCGTCGTCGTCATCGTCATCGTTGTCGTCGTCATCTGTTTCAGGGTGATTTTTCTTCCATTCATCAAGCAAGCGATTGGCTTGTGACTGGCCGAAAGGTAAGTAACGTAGTGCGGAGTCAATCTCTTTGTCAATTTCTGCATTTACGTCTTCATCTGAGGCATCATCTGCGGAAGTAAGGTTATCGGCAATCTTGGCAGCAATACCCTTTAATTCCCTTGAATTGAACCCTAGCGCCTTCGCTTTAAGTTTCAATTTTACAAACACTTGTTGTTTTCTGTCCATTGTACAATGTTTTAGTTACTAAAATAGCCTGCATAGCACGTATGCCAGCAGACTATTCGCTAGAACTTTACTAAACATTAGAGCAATGAGTCTTTACGACAAGTTCTGTGGCGTACGTCTTCATACGCATCTGCCACAAAGGTAGCAAAAGTGACATTAAAAGAGTCACTATCAACGTTAAACTTTCATAATAAACGCACGGCACGAAAGTAATCTTGTACTCCGTGCCGTGAAACTAAATGTAGTTGTACATCAGCGTTTATTCTTTGAGATACTTATAAGCCTTTAGGTATTTGTTTAATCTGTAAATATCTTTTTCTGTGAGTTCATTTAAGCGTGTTATATCCATGTTATCTTCTAAATCATGTAGTTTAACCTGCCTTCCTATAGGATTAAGCCTAGATCGTTTTATGAAATCTTCATAGCTTTCGTTTTCATTACGGGTAACTGAAAGTATAGCATCTACTATATTGCGAGGAAACCCTTCCATCAGTAAATATTCAGCTGTAACTTCGGTATCTTCCATCGTATCGTGCAACAAAGCAACAATTCTTTCTTCGTTAGTAGAACATCTATTTGCTACACGAATAGGATGAAAGATATAAGCCATTCCAGCTTTGTCAACTTGGTAAATATGTGCATCACTTGCTATTTGAAGAGCTTTTTCTAATAAAGTACTAGTATTCGTCATATTCTGATTTTGATATTTCTTTTCCTCCAAGAATTATATCGCAAACAGTCTCATTGGATTGAAGAATTTCTATCTCATTATGTCCATGATGTTTTATATATGATTTTGTCTGACCGTTATCGAGATATAAACGGATAACAGCTTCTTCAAAATCGTCAAGCAAATAAACTGTTGAGCCTAACTGTAATTTATTGTATAATTCCTTTTGGTTCATTTTTATATGTAAAGATAGTGATTTTTATTGGAAATGACTATAATATTTGATTGATTTTTCAGCTATTTCTTGCGCCTTTTTATCAGATTTATCTAATATTCGCCATTCTTCATAATATTTATGTCCTAATCCACCTTCCATGCCTGTTTGCTTTTGTATCTCTTCCCAGCGTTTTTCTCCAAGAATTCTTTTTGCATCTTCCGGCTTTTCTTTTGCATAAATCATTCGTTCTGTATTAACTTGAATTTCGGCAACTAATCCGTTAGATGTTTTGATATTGACTATATTTCCACTATATCCCATAAACGATTCCGGTTTTTGTCTTTTCAGTAGCATAAATAAATCGCTTTCAGACAGTTCGTTCAAGACTTGATCTATTTGTGATTTGGGAACTATAATTGTCGTCCTAACGGCGTCTCTTATATCGTATGGAGTTATACCTTCCGTTTTCACCTTTCTTGTTATTGATGAAATGCTTTTGTAATTGATTGGCGTTGCAAATCCTTTGTTCTTTTTAGCTATGAATTTTGCTAAACTTTGTACCTCATTCCCGACTAAAGAAGCACGATTAACAATCTCTTTAGCTGAATTCTCGGTATTTATATTTTGAACAATTGATTTGTTATCTCTCAAAAAATAAGGTAGGGTGTTTCTTTTCTGGGCTTTCTCGATTTTTTGACGGTTTTCGAGTACCCATTTTTTGAATTCGTCAGGAACATCCTTTACTTCATTTATACTTTCTGTGGAAACATCGCTCCGTCCATCCCATTCCCAGAATTCTTCTTCTGTTTTGAGGATAGGAACTTTATAACATAAATCATTCGGATGCCATCCTGTCCAGGTGAAGTCTTTAGGATATTTACCGGCAAGTGTATCACAAATGTCTCCATGTGGCATACGGCTATGGTGAGAAGAACTTAGTTTTATTTCATATCCGACTACGAAATCCATTTGTTTCCATCTTTCGTTTTCGGCTGCTCTATAAGACATGTTTATTTCTGAACGGGCTAGACGTATGGAACGATATTCACAATCTTGTATATGTTCAGCACTGCCATATCTGTCTTTGTAATCTTTTTGCAGTAATGGGAAATCAAGAAGATATTTACTTATTTGCTTACTCAACGTAACAGCACTGGTTCCTTTTTGAATAGCGCATGAGATCGCAGCCTCCAGTTCTTCTTTGTAGATCATAGATTGCTGCCAGAGTTTTGCAGATATATTGAATCCTTTATCTTTTCGATTCTGGAATGCTTTCAAAGCATCTGAATTTGTTTGATATAGTATTTTATATTTTTCTTTGTCAACTTGGGCGTTATATGCTTTTAGTACTTTGTTTACTATTAAATCCTGTGCTTCATTACTGTTCTTCCATTCTTCGGTAGTACCACGATAGATAGTTGCATTTATATCCTCTACAAAGTGCTTCTGTATATCGTCAATTTGCTTTTTAGTTTGAGGGTAGTCAGACCATTTAAACGGCTTATCACTATCTGAGAAATAATTAGTTAGTGAAACGGCTTTGGCTGCTTCCAAATTCAGGGTATCATATATCTGCTCAACTAGGGCTACATATTTGTTTAATCTCCTGTTGAGTTCTTGGTATTTTTTTTTCTGATTTGGAATCTTTGGCTTTGCCATTATTTTATATACTTTTTCTTATCCTTCTTGGTAGGGTAGAGATGATGTTTTACTATAATCTTACCACAAATAGGACAATCTTGTACGATGTATTCCACTGTAACTACTCTAGTATGCTTTTTCATATTTATTCCTCCGAAATTCTATCAGGTGCTGGCATTTCCAATAATCGGATAGCTTTAATTGTTTCCTTTCCCTCCAATATCGCTTTACATAAACGATGGTAGCCATCAGCAATTTGACCTACTTCGTCAAGAATAATAGGATATTCAAGAGAGCATTGATTCACCCGTTTGCATTGAAAAATGAAACTGTGAAGCTGATTGCATTCAAATGGTTCAGCTGTAAGGTCTATATTCCATAGTGGCATATCAAGAACCGGATATTCTTTTGCCTTAGCAAAATCGTAGAGTGTTTGAGCTTTCCATATCTTGTTTCCACGATGATATTCACTTTCAGCAAAAGTTATATTATCTATTGGAACTTTCATACTATTCTTTCTTGATATATACTTTGATTTCACCAGTAACATGTAGCTCATCACCAATTTTTTCAACGGAGTATTCTATTAGTTCCCTTTGGTTGATCGAACTGATAATTGATTGGCGGACTTCATCCTTAACTTCCTTGATTAACTTTTCATCTGATTTTCGATTAGACCAGCCTTCATCAAGTTTTTTCTTTTTCCGGTAATCCTTGATTTCTTTTTTAGTCCGAACAAGGCAGATACCAAGCTTCTTTGCTTCGTAGTTATCAACTTGTTCAATACTACTTAATCTTTCTTGTGGGGTGATCTTCGCTACTAATCTAATAAGCCAGTTTGATATTTTTCTCTTCATGATTTTAAGTTTTAAGTTGGCAACGCAAACATATGCCTACGCCGCCTTTACTTTTCTACAAGTTGGCGGACAGGTTATAAATCTTCATCCTCATAAGACATTTTCGCACTCATGACACCGACTGTGCTTAGTATCTTGATAGAAAGCCCCTTTTGTACATCAAGCTCAAAAATCACATTATCATTGAATTGAGCAGAAGGGTATTGATACAACAGTGCATAATCCATACCTTCCAACTTTGCGTATAAGCTAAGCGTCCCATGTTTCTCTCTGTCTATCTGTATTACACATTTGCCAACAGAAGTAAACTCACAAGAATAACCCTGTTTTTCTTTACTAAATTCTAATACATCTATTTTTACCATAATGATTATATTTTGATTATTATTCCGATTGTTCGAAAATATTGCTTATTCTACTTTGAGAAGCTGCAGCTTCCTCTTTCTGTATCTGCAATAGGGTAGCTTCTGGATCATTAGAACCTGCCTCCCTAATAGTTTGAAGCTGACTCTTAATAGCTTTACCTCCATTTTGTTTAATAAGTCTGTCAGTAGTGGCATCCTCATCCATTTGTATGAAAGGAGTTATAATATGTTCAACTTCTACATTGTCAACTTCACTCGCCCAAGAGACATTCATCATTTTAAGAAAAGCCTTAATAACACTACATTCACGTTCAAAGGCCTCTATCCACGAACCGCTTTCATCGCCAACCTTTAGGTGGGCATCAGTAAGAAGTGTTTGTCTAGCATCAAAGCCAATATTACCAAGTGATTTCATATTATCAAATGAGATGTCCGGCATTTGGGACTGACTCCAAAAGAATTTGATAAGAGTATCAACATGATATTTTAAAGCTTCAATAGCCTGTTCCCATGAAACATATGACACATCTCCTCCATTTTCGACACGAAATACCCTACGGCTTTCTCCCTTGTCTTCTTTTCCTTGAGTTGCACCTGCTACTTTGAGAATAGGAGCACTATTATAGGCTATAACGTCACTATTGCGTGATAAAGTATATTCTATCTCATTACGCAAATACGACAATCCATCGTATATAGGAACAGGACGATAAATATAGACTCCTGGAATTTTCATAATAACAATAGGTTCTACTTTAACTTGTTTCCATCCAGTACCCTGTTGCATCCATTTATAGTGAGTAGTAGCCGTATATGTTTCAAAAAAAATAACTTCTTTATCCTTTATTTTTTTTGAATATTCAAATGACATAGCAACCATATCATCCAACTCATCGAGCAAAGGATACAGTTTAGTTCCATCCATTGGGGAGTAGGTCTTACATTTCAGTTTATATTTGCTTTTAAAGCCATATAAGGTATTCGGGTTCTCAACGGCATACCAGATGGTAAATACTTCACATGAAGCAAAATAATTATTTCCTCTCTTGATATTTTCACTGTCGACGCGAGCATACTTGTAGATATTTTCAATGGCTTTAGCGATCTGCTGTTTGATTTCATTATCCTCAATATTATGATATACTCGTCTTACAGGAATAGAAAACATAAACTCAGTTATTCGCTTAGTGAGGAGCTTCTCCAAACCGATGTATATGCGAGAAGCCTTTTCTACTGTCCCATCAGATTTTATCTTATCCTTACGGGTAACAGTATCACTAACTATCGTATGCAATTTCGGTTCGTAATCATTGATAAGTTTGCTCCATGAAGGAACTGCGACTGATTTTTCTTTCAGATCGTTAATTACTTCATCAGCAGAGCGGGAGTTGTCTAAAATAGAAGTTATTTCGTCCATAGGCTGTTCCGTACTTCTTCATACGGTGATTAGTTGAACATATATAAATACTCCCAAAGAAACCAGATAGCACAATACGCACTATCCGGAAACGTGAAGGAGCACGTTAGCATCAAATGCTACGGTGCAAATATAATAAAAGTGACTATAATAATGCCACTTTTAAGTAACTTTATTTTTATCTAATGCTTAGATACCTTTTTCACAAACTCACCACATGCTTTTAAGGCATCAGATAATTGCTTTAAATCATAATCATCTTGTATCTCAATAGTATACTTTGGAAATTTATTACGAATAAGCAATAATCTATCATTTTTATCATCTTGCCGAAACTCAAATACTGGTGTAGGCAAAGCTATCGAATACCAATGGGAAAACATATAGTCGCCCATCTCTGCCATGATGTGCGCTATTTCGTTGGCACAATTCGAGTTGTTCGCATACTTACTATCATCAAGAATGGTAATCCTTTGAGTTTCGTTGAACTCGTGTTCTTTAAACTTACATACTATCAAGTTCTCTATATCAGTCAAGACCCACCAGTTTGGCAGGTCTTGACTATGTTCTAATTTAAATCTGTTGGTCATATTATTTATCTTCTATTGAATAATCGCCACTTGCAGCAGGCGCAAACTTATCTACGATTGTTCCAATTCTTAAAGCATCTTCATCTGAGATTTCAATTTGCATATCTTCATTACAAATCATTTCAATACTGTTACTTTCAAATATCTCAAGTAATTCACTGTTATTGCAATATAATATTTTCATATTCTTTGCCCGTCATGCCGATAGCACAGCTTATAAGATTAATTATTATTCTACTTCTTCTGCTTCAATCACATAGCTTCTTCCATCCCAATCGAAAGATCGGGTACCATCACTGAATGTAGGTGTAGCACCATCCACATACTTGCGTGAACGGATAACGGCAATCCCCCAGTTGGCGGCGTATCCTACTTCTTCGTTGTCGGCATACTTTTCATTGAACATATCAAGAAGCATCTTATAAGCCTCTTTTAGAGCCAATTCTCTTTCAACGATTATTTCTGTCCTACCATTAAATTGGATGTCTCTGTTGGCAATGTAGCCATTTGTTTTTGCGATGATTCTGTAAGTTGCCATAATAAAAACAGTTTCTACGTGTGTCTCACGCCCGTGCGATGGGTATTAATTAGTTCTTTTATATATGTAAATATAGTAATATTATTTGGATTGACAAAGTATATACGATTATTTTTTATCATTTCTTGGATAAATTCAATCTTTCTTCACTCGTATAAGCTACTGCAAGACCTGTTCTATCATACCGTATCGTGACATACCTTTTGCTTTTGTCTACGGTATAGAAATCGTACATAGTACATAACTTACCCAACACTTTGCCAGTTGCTTCATCAATGGGGCTTCGGGGTTAATCATTAAAACTAAATCTGCTTTCATAATCGTGTATATTATGATATCCAGAAATCTGTTGGATTAATTACATTAAAAAACTTGAATTGAGACCAAACCTAAAAACTAAAGCGTTGTTTATCTCTCGGTCTGTAGGATTGTGATCAAACTCTTTGACGAAATCATTATATCTACCTCTTATAATATACTTATCTGTTATTATCTCTTTTCCTTGTCTGTCCACCAATGTACCAGCCGGATAAAAAGAACAACTATCAAAATAATGATCGTCTTTATTATAGTCGCCTGTTAGCTTCATATAGATGCCGTTTACTCTTTGACAAAAAACTGTTTGTTTTTCTTTCTCGTTCATAATCTTCTATATTGCGCAGGGCTTTCGCCTTGCTGGTTAACTTAAATGATTTCGATTGTCTGCTCTGCGTAATTGATAGTCACTTCTAATTTCTTCTCACTTTTATCCTTTGGATAAGAAACAGATTTACATTCTGTTCCACTCATCACATATCCTCCATTTGATTTCCTTCCAAACTCACTAAGGTACTCATCAGCCATTTCTATGTATTCACCAAATGACAATAAATCATTAATTCTTAAATCTTTTGCTTTCATTGTTCTTGTCTTTTAATTGTTAGTAATATTGGTTTCTTTTAGTATTATAAAGATACTCATTTTCAATGTATTAGCAAAATGTTTACACGATTATTTTACACGTAAAACACTAACAATTAAATATTTAACTTTTGCTATAAAACAAAAATGGCGCCGACTTTCACAAGCCAGCGCACATAAGAGCAATGAAAACACCTAAAAGAAGTGTTTCCGGTTGCAAAGGTACTAAAAGAAACACAACTACAAAAAATCCCTAAGCAACTCTTCATCACTGATGTAGTCATATCCTTTACAATAGAATGTATTTGCTAACGCGTCCATATAGTCAGGGGAACGTTTAATGCGCTTCTTGACATCTTCTTTAGGTTCAATGATAATCTTTCCATTACTAAGAAACTTCCATTTAGTTTCAGTAGCTTCTTCCATCAACTGGTCACATGGTGGCAGAGCAGCTCCAAAACCATTCTTGGGATTAAGCCAATCACGCAAAGCCCAATATAGATATGCTCTCATATTCGCGAACTCATACTCTCCGGTTATGTCATGCAAGCCATCTGCACCTTCAGAGTATTTACATGAAAAAGCGTTTGTAAATTCTTCCTCTAATAATCGTGAATACACACCAGCGCCCTCTCCTATCGTATCAATAAAAGCTTTTGCTCCTTTCTTCTTCAAATAAGGGACTGTCATACCTACTATATGCATGTGATCCGCACGTCCAGAAGATTGATGCACTTCAAATTGAGGAACATAGTTTCCATATCTCGGACAAAGCACACTATTGTCGCGTCCCATACCGGCAACGTCAACTCCTAACTTGCAAGATTTAGCTGGAATGAAACCGTCTGCTTGTAATTCTTGCCAATTCCTGTTTGCTATTTCTATCCATTCATAAGGAATAAGAACATCTTCAGAAACCTTCGGGAACATACCAAGTACCTTGACTCGAAATAAATCGTTAGGTCGGTATAGACTTCCTTCCCAATTGAAATCGCCTTCTCCCTCATTAAAGTCTGTTTGCTGAATGGGAGAGCACCAATTTATTACCTTGTCTTTTACCCATTCATAATCTACTTGACCTGGAATTATAACTTGTTTTTTTACCACATTCTCCGCATTAAGAGAACTAAGCCTAAATTTAGCAAAACGTTCTGATTTCATGGCTCTAGCTGCATATCCAGTAGTAATATTAGGATTAAACACTATGAGCATCCGAGAATTTCCCTGTAAGTTACCTTCTATCGCATTATAAACAATTTCGGATATACCTGATGCCTCTGTGACAACAAACATGGTATTTGCTGCATGAAATCCCGACCATGATTCAGTCGCGTTGTCATCCGCTTTAAATCCTGTCAAAAACCATTCTTCATAATCCGTTCTTATGTCATCAGCAACCAATCTGCCTGGACAACAAAAAGGAAACTTTGCCCTTGCCGCACGAATCAACCTTCTGATTTCAGGAGTCATAATATTTTTCACTTGCCTCCCTGTTGGTGCTGTCATGGCCACCTTGGTATTCCCAACAAGCACACCTTTTTCATTAAATCTAGGAGTAAGATACATAAAACACAACGAAGCACAGGCCGCAACAAAATCTTTTCCACGAGCAGTTCCACTTGCAACAGCAGTCATGGGGTTATGTTGGACAGACTCAATAATAGCTTGCTGCTCACGATCTAATCTTGCGCATAATGCATCACGGACAAATTTATTCCAATCCTTCGACCAGTACGCTATAATTTCACTTATGAGTTTCTTTTTTTCATCCTTTGTCACCATTCTTATATGAACCGGTTAATGATTTTAAAGCATCTACCCAATCATCATTAGTAACATTTACATCTTGTTTATCTTTCCATTCATTTGGTCTACGATTTTTTAACCAAAATATTTGTGCTGTTGTATCTCCCGCGACATGCTTTTTCGTTTTCTTCACCACAGTCGTTTGACCAGATCCATCCTCTCCTATTTTCACCTCAGTTGTAGTTTCCTCAATATCATAGCCAATAGCTCGTTTATATAAAGCACTCTCTACCTTCATGTCGGCTTCGTCTTTACCTTCCTTCAACAAATCTATAACTTCAGGATGTTTCTTTAGTATACTTTTGAACGTAGTAAGTCCTATTCCAAGACGCACACATAAACATTTATTGTCAGCCCCATTCCTACAGTCTGCTATAATAAGATCTTCCTTCCCTTTTATATATTTATCATAAAGAGAAATCTCCATTTTGGGCCTACCTCTCCCTGCCATATTATACCTCCTCTTCTTTCAGTTCAAGCAAAAAGGCTTTGCAAATATCAATCATACGTGCAAAAGCCACCGTATTACTTTTTATATTAAATTTTTTCTTAACCTCTGTAGCTACCTTAATAAATTCTTCATAGGAGCCGACAACTATCGAACTATTTGCAGATATTTTCTGTTTTTCTAGTTCCGCTAGAACAGCTTTGACATCATTGCTCCTACTTTCAGTAAACAAGAACTTCATTTCGGTAAGCTCTATATCCCCATCATTAATAGAGACCGTGGGAATCTTATCCGTATCAATAAATTGAATGCCGTTAAGACCAGAAAACTCTCTTGCTTCAATAGTGCGCATCTCGCTATAAATTTCCTTAAGCATCTGAGCATCATCTTTGCCTACTAAAGCATTATGACTAAGCACATAGGCAATCTGCTTGTCTTTATCAACCTCTTCAATATACAAGATTAAAATATATTCCAACTTAGCTTTAATGGCAGCTTTTAAGCGATGATTTCCCGACAAAATGAGATATTTACCGTCATTTCGTTTCATCGCAAACGGGAGCTGAGATAAAAAACCGTCTTCAGCCACATTTGCTGTTAGTCTATCTAGTGTGCTTTTTTCCATATAGTGAGCATTCTTCTCCAACGGAACACAATCGTTTATAGGGCTTACATATGCTAACTTATATGGAGCAATCAACTTGTTTACATCATCCAGTTTCCCCTGAATAAGATGAACATCTTTCACTTCTTGTATTTTTTCAACCATAATCTATATAAATCCTTTAATGAATCATCTAAAAAATTAGCAGAATACATTAGCTTGCCTTCATCTCGGCGTTCTAAATCAAATACTCCTCTATATTTCATTGAAATTGGGCTTGTTGTGTACACCGTGGTCTTCACTCCATCGTAGTAGTTAGCCATTTTTCGGGCAATCAGCATTCTTACATTATGAGACTTAACAAGCATGATCAATAATTTACTCAATCTCTGAGTATTTGAGTTTACAACAAAATCGCTTTGCATAAAAATCTGCTCAAGAGTAGAAAGTTTTTTGCTAAAAGAAGAAAAACCGAACGCTTTTCCATCAGCCATGAATACCAATCCCAAATCCCCACCAGTTGTATAGTTAACCTTATTTGCCATGTAAAATGCTTTATAGTAGTTCACATCACTAACTGGACATATCTTTGCTGATATTTCTGTACTATCTGTAAATTCATAATCCATAGGCAAAATATGAATACATGATGGCTTTATATTTTTATCGCGTTCAATGTAATAATGCTTATCCCGCTTTACACTAGAATAAGTGTATATCGGATTCTTACCAGGCCCCAAGTTTATCTTACCAACAAGGAAGTCGTTTATTTCCTGGAAATATCTATCAGAATAGATGATGTTTTCATCATTCTCAAGAAGACATTTAAACATCACCCCACCTTCTTTGGGGTCAAATACATTATAGGGAGCATGAGCATATCTAAAACTATCTTCTACATAGCTAAACATCTTCTCATATCCTCCTTTATAAGTGGGAGGAAAAGCAATACCTATCCCCTTACCTTTTTTACTTTTTAGGAAGTCAAAAAAATCGCCATAAAAGAAACTGCTTATATTAAAATTCAAAGCACCCTTTTCTAATTTCGATATGGTATTGTGATAATAAATGTCAGCCTGCTCTATAAACGAATTGAACATTTCCTCCTGATAATCATTCTTTCTTTGATGAAAGCCTGATACTCTCATGGCAAACATTACCTGAACAAGATTTTTATATCTTGTATCTTTCCAAGTATCAAAAACCAAACGTAATTCAGGATTTACAACTTCAATATCTGTATTTGTGTCAAGCAGCAGATCAGAAATTAGCTTAGAATATAGGCTTACATCATTGGAATGTACAGTATATCCCATGTTGGACATAATTTTGTCGGTCGTGAAATTACCGGAACATCCGATAAAAACATCTTTCTTTTCTACGCCTTTCATTATATCTTGAAGGAGCAGTTTTACTTCAGGTGGTGTCGTTCCTTGGAACATATCAGTATATTTTACAAGTTATGTATGACTTCATACACTAATTTAGATTTAATGCCCTCCTGGCGTATTCCAGGAAGGCTTAAATACAAAATCAACCATTTCTTCAGCTACTTGCAAGAACACTTATACAGTATATTCGGCTTCTTTTCAGTCGTGTCAGATGGCTATTTCCATCACCCCATAAACTGCACAAGTTTTTATGTTCTTGTTTTTGCTTATCGCTACTATAAGGGTTGAGGACGGACGGGATTTGAACCCGAACTATAAAGGTTAACCGGTATTTATAGCAGACCACACCGCCCATGTGCTGTTTTATTTGTGGTATTAAAAACAGCAAAAACTAACCACGCTCATTTCAATGTTTTTATTGAAGGAATCCGAAAATAGAGCGAAAAACAACATTCCCCATTGAGAGATAAGCAGGAGTCGAACCTGCACCTTCCGTCCAAGAAGTCTTATCGGAATGAAGTTATCTCAATTAAGGATAATCCTATTTAACCGATTTATGAAGCGTCTTCCAATTTCGCCATACCACCAAATTTGCGTGTCTTTCCACGCTGTCAGATTGCACAGACCCAGCTAAAGAAAGGAATCGAACCTTTCTGCCATTTACCATAATCTCAATCACCGAGCCGACTTGAACGGCATTTGAGCGGAAACAGGGAATCGAACCCCACTCTTTGGCTGGAATGCCAACGCTCTGCCGATGAGCTATTTCCGCAAATGCTTGTCTCTTCCAAGCTGCCAATGGTTTCCGTTTTCAATTGACGTGTGTATCCATAACCATAAAAAGCCTCACACATATCTTTAGAACAAACTTGCTTGTTCATACTTAGGTTCTTTCTTTTCAACAACTCCAAACTCTTTGATTTCAATGCCAGTCTTTTCGGTAAGCCATTTTGCAAGTATGTGGCGATGGCAGAAATCACCTGGTTTCTCATAGCAGCATAGAGCAACATCTTGGCCATCACTTAATGTCTTTATTTGCTCCACCACCTTCTTCGCATCTTGACTTTCAAGAATATTGTTGTATAATCTAAGATACTCATCATGGGAACATGCGGCACTTATCATATACCTTGTTGGAGCCACATTAACCATTTGTGGTACTCCACTAATAAATCTTGGCCGTCCAATAGCTACGCAAATAATTTTAATTCCTGCTTCTTTTAATTTTCGGCTATTACCGAAATAACTTGTGTAAATTTTCATTGCTCTTTTTTTATTTTTATGGTGTAAAGATACAAAATATGACATATAAAGTGTCACTTTTAGTCATAAATTTATCTAATTTGATGATTTTATTGTCTCAACCTTGTTACATTTCATCATATGGTCTGTCTCGTGCCACATGTTGAAGGTATTACCAAGGTAGTACTTGTGAGTTCTTGCTCTGATAGGTTAAAGGAGTAACAAACCAATCTTTATTGCCTTATCCATCCTTTAAATACACTTTTACAATTGTTTTCATTGCTTTTAATACTAAAAATGTGGATCGATATAATGACTTTGGTAATGAAGCATAAGCAAAACACCGCCCTTGTACGCTTGCCCATCTGCCACCCAACATCCATTTCTTCTTTTAGTGAACACCTTTGCGCCACCTTCAAGTTCTGGTAAAATCTTATAATCACCAGCATAGTAGTCAACACATTCCGTCTGGTTAAATGTAACCTCAATCTTGCATGGAGAAATAATTTTGGTAACAGTAGCCGCTCTCCTATCAGAATAGTAACATATAGTACACCCTAACCCTACTTCAGGAATTAAATTTCTGATGGCTTCCGCCTGTTGCCTGTCCCTCTCTTCTCTCCATTCGGAATACTTAACCCCATCTGGACATTTTCTGTTTTCGATTTCTCTAAGGATAGCAAAACTTTCTTTGCTTGTTAATTTCTTCGATATTTTCATTGCTCTTATATTTTAGCTGTTAGTAATATTGGTTTCTTTTTGCACTGTAAAGATACTCATTTTCAGGTGTTTAACCAAGACAAAACAATCTAAAGCTCCTTTCTTAAACTTAGTTTAACTTATTATTAACCAAGCACCTAGTCTATCAATTTAAATTCATAAACAAAAACATAAGGATTAGATGCAAACATTCCTTTGCCTGAGACTTTATCTATCAGGGCAGAAAAGGCTTCACGAGGATTAGAAAATGGATACTGACCTATATATCCGATATTTGAAGGAAATCCATATTGTATCCCTTTCAAATGTTCCTCAATTCCTTCTTTCAAACACTCTGCTTCCGATATATCCTGTAGGCGTTCGCACTTGACTCCGGTGATTCTGATATGTTTCTTGCAAGCAGCAGCCGAAACAAACATCTTGTTATTCCAGCCTGCGGAATGTTTCATAAAACCACGAATACCTAAGTCTTTGGGATCTCTATCTAATGAGTCTGGATCATACCCTAAATCCTTGTAGCTTTGTGCAATGGCAACTACTTCGCCAACTTTATATTTGGGGAGAATTTGTCCGCCATCAATCATACGTTCATCTTCGTCATACATACATATTTCAGTGACTTCACCAGAAGGTCTCTTACATACAAAATATCCTGCAACGTTTACACCTCTAAACTTTAAAGGATAAGTAACTATTCTTCTCGTCATGGTCTTTAGACCATCCAAGACAGCCTGTGTCAAGCCGTATTCATCTGAAAACATAATTTTTTGCATGGCTATGCCTCCTTCTCTAATTGTTTCACAATCTTAAAATAATCCTCATTACTCAAAACCTTTTCCGCAGCATCAAGCACTGTGTTATATCCGTTACAATAAGCCAGATCTGCAATTTGACTTATTATAAGTTTATTAATGTAATCCTCTTGCAACTTTAATAGTCTTTCTCGGCAACGGGATTTATTAAGTTCTCTATTCATGAGCCACCTCCTTACATTCTTGATGTGTAACAAAGTCATCTATGGTTCCATCATAGACATTTGTCTGACGGACATATTTTGTCCTATCGCTATCTTTTCACAACAAAACTCACACCTATGTTCTTTCTTGGCTGTTGGATAAGTTTCTCTTAGTATTGTTGGCATAATCATTTTCCTTTAAGTTTCTTCCTTGATTTATTTTGAGTATTTATTCTTCGGGGAATAATCCATCTGAAAATTTTATTAACGCTTCAACTTTTCCCAACTCAATCTCATAAGCATAAAACTCTTTATCAATAATCTCCATGAGCTCCTGAAAATCATTTGTATTATAATTCTGCTTTATAGATTCAACTACGTTTACTCCATCTGAAAACCAATCGGGATTAAGCTCTTTTAGCTTTCGCATAGCTGTTGGAATTTGATGTGTATAAAGGTTTTCGGAGAATATGAAATTTAGCATTTCATATACATCGTCCATTTTTGTTGATAACCTCCCATCTAATATGGTAAAAGCCTTTTTAAGTGATACTCTCATTTTATTTCTCATTTCTCTTTAATTCGTTACCATTTGTACATTAATTTTTCTTCAAATTCCGCAATAATACAGTCTGCATCACCGCCATGTACCCAATTCTCTAAAACGGAGGAAAGGATTTCAATTGCTTGTTCTTTCTCCCATTTTGCACCAGCTTTAAATCCGGACTTATAAATAACTTGTCCAACTATATTATATCCTTCAGCTCCTTGTTTAGCGGCTTCTTCTAATGTCTGTTTCATAATTTATTTTTTTTAATTATTCATTTTGAAAATCATCAATCTCATATTCCCATTCCATTGCATCCGCTTCTCGAATATTATCACTAAGCCATTCTTTTGCGTTTTCAAGCTCATCATCCCATTCAGGTACATCACCACCTTCATCATAGGCTTTAGCTAATTCATTATAAACTTCGTCAGGGACTTCAACATTTCCAAGCCCAACTCGATAAGTTACTTTGATTGTTAAATCTTTAATATTCTTCATATTTCCTCCTCTCTATATTCAAAGGGACCGTCATATCCCATTCCTTTAAGACGTTGTGTAAACTCTTCGGCTGAATCATTTAATGGGGTGTAGCAATCTAAAACATCCTGGAAAGGTCTAAGATAATGACTCAATACATCTAGAGCTTCTTGTTCACCCTTCACTTCTCCAAATTCCTTTTTACAAAGGTTTATATAGTCTTCCCTTGTCATGTTAATGTTAGTCACTGTATCAACAATTGTGCTGAAGCGACAGAAAAAACCATTGGGCTGTTGAGCTATAAATGATGGCATGATTCCTCCTTTCCTTTAAAGTGTTCTATTAGCTCTTCTACTGTAGCCTTATGATAATTGTCCACATTAAGGTCGTTAGGCATTCCATGGAACCTGCGTTTTTATACCCTATATCTTCTAACTTCTTACGGAGTTCCTCCGTATTTTTTCTAATAAAACATGGTGTTGTAAATCCCATAGTTAGTTCCTTTCTTTATTGTTTTGAGCCTTTTCAGGCTACATCATTAATACTAATTTCTCCTTTCAAAACTCGCTCTACTTGTCTGTCGATTATCTCTTGAAATTCAATTTGGCAGATAAGAGAACAATCCGGTATAATCTCTTCCACTGGGTCACCTCGCCATGTTGGTAGTTCATCAAGGAAAATACGACCGTCTTTATCCTTTAGGCATGTTGCACCTACATCACGTTCAATCTGTGCCATTTGAGCAAATATCTCCGGGAAGTCCTTCCGGATTTTGTTCCAGTAGCCCATGCCACCTTTCACACAACCGATGCAGTTGTTGTTATTGTAGCCCATCTTGTACATAGCGGGGATTTTAATACCGGCTTTCCAAAGCATACCCATAGCATCCGGTTTCGTAATCTGCTTTTCAATAAGCGGGAACAGTGGTTTTGTGTCCGGGTACTGCTGTTTCAAGCGAATAGCCCGGTTAATCTCTTTCGGGTCATAATCAAATCCCCAAACTTGCCCGTCCCAACTTCCCAACTCCTTTTCCAATTTATACCGAACTTTCTTTTTCAGTTCAAGAGTACAAGCTGCTCCATGCGCACCATTAATAAATCCTTTCCGTAGCACATCGGCTACGCAAGTATATTTGTCGCTTCGAATGATGTGGATAGGCTGTCCGTACCACTTCTCACAATCTGCAAGGAATCGGGCGTTATCAGGATGTCCGGAGCCAGTTTCGATATAATAGAGATGCACATCTTCGTACAAGCTCAATGCTATCTTACAAGCGACTGCTGATGTTACACCACAAGAAAACCATGCTATAATCATTGTTTTTCTCTTTTATTTTTATACTTTTGTTCCGTTAATTCCAACATGAACCTAGTTTATCAAAAAAACTAGGTTGGAAAAAATGGAGATGCCGTCTCCGTTCCCTCGTTTCTCCATGGAGTCCGAGGTGAGGACATGACCGGACTTTGAAGCTAAAAAGGCGTAAGCAGCGTCGTAAGACGAAGTTTGTGGGGTTCGAATCCCCACCTCTGATAATTCTAAAAAACAACATATTGAGCAGACCACATAGGTCTGCTTTTCTATTTTATTCATTTCTGATTTTGTTTTGAGCCTTTTCAGACTACGTTAATATTCATTTTCTCTTTCGTAAAGGATAGGATGTGCACAATAACATCCACCGTCCATCCGTTGCCTAGCATTCGGTACTGCTGCGTGTCGGAACATTCCCATTTATACCAGGAAGGAATAGTCTGAAGGCGGGCGCATTCGGTAGGAGTCAGACGACGAATCCCTGCAATTCCCGTGAGAGGCGAATCCTCTTCTACAATCATTCCTACATGAGACGCAATATGCGTATCTGATTTTTGATCGGTATATAAAATTGTACCGTACTCACTTACTCCGGATTTCCTGTAATCCCCTCTATGAGGACGTATTTCTCTGTCTGTATACGAAACTCCTTTGACTCTAACATCTTCCACTATCAAATTTTCCTTTCCATCCTTATAGCATCTCGCCAGTAAAGTATTGCTCTTTAAAGTTGGGAATTGCGCTCCAAACCCGTTCCTTTTTTCCGTATGTCTTTGTTTGTGATTCATTATGCCCGAAATGGCTTTATTACTCATATAATATTTCTCGTCCACTTCATCTTCAAGGATATCTTTCAACAAAAATCCCTTATCCGCAGGCTGCGGTATGTCAGAATACAAATCATCAAACAAACCATCTCTTTTCGTCCTAATATTCGTCCAATAGATACGTCTCCGATTCTGTGCCGATACCAAGGCAGAATTGATATGCACGCCATATATCCCAATTGCGTTACTCAGTACCCGTTCCCACTTCTTCCCCATTTCCACGTTTTCCAGCAAGAACAGCACATTCGGATTATATTTACGGATGTCAGTCAGAATACGCATATACTCCCAAAACAGATAAGACTCCCCTTCGAATTGAAAGCCTTCTTCTTTTAATTCCAGGTAGCGATCCAGAGTGTATATCTCTTCTTTATCCACAGTAGACATCCCGACACGTTTGCCGGCAAAAGAGAATGACTGACAATTATGTACAACGAAATTATTTGCAGTATAAGAATTATCTTCCTCGACTTCAAGATTGTAAACCGTTTGCATTTTATATGCAGTAAACGACTTTACGTTTGACCACATTTTATCACCTATCGTTTTTGCCTTATCGTATCTCCTTTCTTTTTCTGAAAAGGATATTATATATTGCTTGTTCTGACGCGCTGTTCTTCCTAGAAGCTTTTTGTGTTCCGCAGGTGTGTGTTTACCGACATTTATATGACTATTATAAAGTTTAGAAACAACACGCTGAATCGTGATTGCCAACATAGGGCTTATTGTCGTTATGTGCCATTCATTGCCATCTATACACCCGTCACCATCAAGAAACCCTTTCAGTACGATTGACAACAAATCTTTTGGCAGTCTAACTATCGCTTCCCCAAAATGCTTATTTATAGAGCCAATACCACAATACTTTTCTACTAGTTCAACTAACCTTTTATTGCTGAACACAATGCGATGGACGCTATCTCCGTGCTTATAGCAACTATAATTTAACTTGTCTATATTGGAGCAAAACTGTTCTACTTTTGAATTTCCGATACTTAGTATAAGCTGCCATGCTCTGCTTCCTTTGTGGTATTCGTCATACCTTTTGTCTTTCCTTGTATGTCCGTCTGCGATATATCTGCCTATTACATAGGCTTCGTCTTTAGTGATATTGTACGGATTTTCGGATAGGTCATTCTGTATGTTTGAACATATATAATAATCTCCCTTAAGTAACCCAGCGTTCACCCACTCGGCATCTCCCAATATGACACGTGCAGACTTTTTCCCATCGTCTTTTCTATAATATTCTTTATATTTCTTCCGGGCGTAAAAAGGATGATTCTTTGTGCAGACAACATCAACAAATCCTTGCGCTTTTAACGTATAGGTCATGGCTTCCTTATGACCTATAGCTAAAACAGGCATATATCTGTTATTGTGGGTGAGAACCTTGTCACCAACTCTTATATCTTCAATGTCTTTATACCCAACATCGGTCAACACTTTGACCCCTGCCGCAAAGCAAGGACTGCCCCCTATCAACAGGTCAATTGGTTCTAACTTAGACACATCTACCTGAGTGACATCTCCGAGCTGGATTGTATCCGGGAAATTGAGCTGCGTCTGCTTGATGGCATGCTTGTCTATCTCAGAAGCGTAATACTTTCCCGGGATAATGCCAAGCTGCTTCAAAGCAATCTGACCGCAGGACATGCCATCGAATAAACTTAGTACATTCATCTCTGATTTGTTATACTCCAATTATCTTATCGTTGATACGAAATATGTTGTCACTCACAAAATCGTATATTTTATACATCAGTTCTGGTTCTTGCTTTTCGGGAGAATAAACCATTACCCTTTTACCTGCACCTTTCATCCATCCGGCTTCTGTGTTGGCCGAGCGGCCACAAGGAAGAACCATAACGCAGACATCAGCCCACTGCATACCATTAAAATCTGAATCAAAACCTTTCTGCGCAATTGGGTGATTAAGTGCTTCTTGATATTGTTCAGTTGTCCAGTTCTGCCAATCAGGGTCTATATCAGACCATTGGAAACCACCATTCCCATGTGGGGGATTCTTAAAATCATAGACCTCATGTCCTAAATCACGGAGAATAGCTACAACGTCCTGTTGAAATACATTTCTCCAACTACTTGCTACATAAATCTTTGCCATATTATTATTCCTTTTTTATCTTATTTTGAATTATTACTTTCTAAAAAACATGTCCCCTGAAATTGACCGAGCAGCCTTAATTATCAAAGATATGAGCAAACACACTCTTCTCGTCAGACAACTCAATATTTAACTGGGACGGGAAACACTTGATGTAATTATAGAATTCGAACATCTTCTTGTCGTCGTCACCGCAGCGATCTATCAGCAGCTTGATAAAGGCAAGGAGACAGTCTGAGTCGTTTCCAAAATTCTCCTGAGTAGAAAGCTGGGTCTTGTCTACATCTTGCTTCAGCCGGCGTATAGCTGCTATCGCCGTGTTGAAATTGTGCTTGGCATCATAACGCAGATCATATCCCTGCTTTTTCATTTCACTTCTCATGTCGAGAAGAAGAGTTTCTACGACATCTGCCAACACATACGTTAAGTTGAGGGTCGTATTAAGATTTGTTGTTCCTACTAACATAGTTGATTATACATTTTTCAATTCCACTTATGCGCCATGACTTATGAAATGGCTGCTTTGCTTTTGTATATAACTCGCAGCGTTTACATATTGGTTTCAGGTATCTTCCCTGATAATGAATACCGTTACAAATTACTGGATAACCTTGGATCATCATCTGTTCGGTTATTGGTTTTGTGATTTAGTAGGTAGATAACAGGCATAAGAATAGATTGAGTAAGCCTGTTGAGTACCACTTCTTTTTTTGTTAATTTTCTAATTGTTTTCATTGCTCTTATGTTTTTATTTATTTACAAACATTGACTTAGTCTTAAATCCAGACATTGCATTTACTATTTTCCCATAAAGAAATAAAGCGTTGGAACAATCGACTTCAAGACTAGAATTAGATGACTTTACAATATCACTTCTTAAATCTTGATTAGCGATAAGGAATGCTTCTTTTTGACTTATAGAATCAAAAGTTAATTGGACTGCAATAATTACTCGACAAGGAGCATTTAATTTACTAGCAAAATCCATAGCCGACAGTTCGTCATCAAAACTTTTTGGTTTATTGGGGCTATAAACTTTATAAATAAATCCCTTAAAATAAGAACAGTTTTTTAAACGTTTAATGTTGCTTGATTTCATAACTTATATAATTTTTGATTTACAGGTATAAAGTTACTTATTTTGCAGCTTGTAAACAAACGTTACTTCCCTTATTTGCAAGGCATTATAATTAATTAACCTGTTAATAATCAATTACTTCCTTCTACTATTCCCTGTAAGGGGAATGAGATTAAAACTCTTAAACCGGTCAACAAGTCGATCAGCAAAACGTTTTTTAAATTCTTCTGCATCAAGATTACTCGTTATGTGGTACATTTTACCAAATTGCTGATAAATCTCATATCTTGCATATAAAAATTCATCTATCACACTGTTAAGACTAGTGCCATAACTTTTCTGATTCTCTGTTTCCAGCCCAATATCGTTTAAACAGATATTAAACGGTTCCGGTTTAAATCCTTTCGATTGTCCTTCATTGAACGTATGTCGGTCAATATGACCATTCATCTTGTAATAGTTCATCATTTGAGTAACCGATAGATTTTCAAAAGTATTCGGATTATGAGTCAATCGTAAATAATCAGAAAAAATCTGCATCAGCATCGTTTTACCAGTACCGGGTTCTCCGACAAGTAGCAGGTTTTTATGGATTTTATAATCTTCATCTGGGAAAACCTGTTCTGCATATCGGCATCCATTGAAGTAGTAAAGCAGGAAAGACAACACTTTCGAGTTGTTTTCGTCTACTTCAAACTCTCTGAACTCACGCCCCATATAGTTATTCCCGATATACTTGATAAAATCACGATGGGCATAAAACTCATTGGGATTCGTCAAATCATATTCAAAATCTTGAAGAATAGTCTTTCTGTGGCGCTCTATCAGATTCCCGATCTGCTCCTTTTTCAGCTTTGCTGCAAACGGATTTTTCTGTTGAACCTGTTGTAGACGATCCGATAGCTCCTGTTCCAGAATTTCCATTTTTTGCTTTAGAAACGATTTCGTTATACTTCGAGTTAATATTAGCTACGCTAAAGTTATCCAGCAACCAACTATCCTTGACGGACGTGAGGAATACTTGGAGAGCGTACAACACAGAGGCATCATCAACGGGCATCTGTCTTTGTTCCCGTGAAAATGTTAGCTTACGAAGTAACTGGGACATATTGCCGGCATCTTTGGCAGTCCAGTAATATTCTTCGCCAAAAGTGTTTCTGAAATGCTCCTCAAAGGCTTTGCGAGCGTTAGCATTTAGTCCATTGGACCGCTTGGGCTTTGCAGGTTTGTTTTGAGAACTTTGTTTTTCAAGTTCTTTGATCTTAGCTAAAGCCTCATTCAAAGCATGATCTTTTTCAGAAATAACTTTTTCTAAATCCTCAACCCCCTTGGGGGGTGTGGGGGGAATAATAATATTCTCTTTACTTTCCTTTACTTTACTTTGTGTACTTTCTTCGGAAGTTATCGGCTTTTCTTCGGAAGAAATACGCTTTTCTTCGGAAGAAATAAGGTTAAACTCTGAAAATTCACACTTTCTTCTGCAATCATCACATATTCGTTTATAGCGTTCTTGTATTCCGATTGAAGTGAGAACTTTTTCCTTATCAAAGAGTTCTTTAGAAAACAACCCTAGTGCCAGGCAACATCTGACGACCTCCTGTATATACGCTTCTTCAAAACCGGTTTGTTCCGATAATATGAAGGGCAACTCTTCGTCCCACAACATGTAATACCCATTCTTATAGATAAGACAAAGCAGGAGAGCATATACAGTGACGGCCTTGCCACGCTGGTACTTGATTAGTTTTCTTATTTTTATGTCCTGAAAAAAGTCAACATCAAAAGGGAAATAATCAAGACCGATCTTCTTATTCCTTCCCATTTTAAGGTATTTTTGATGCGTTACAATGCCTACATAATGTCCTCAAATTTTCTATTGTGTTTAATTTTTCAATCGGAAATTTTCCTTTAATCACGGAATATACAGAATGTATATGGTCAATTTGTAAGTCATCAGAAGAACCGCAGATGACACATTTATATCCATCTCTTGAGAATATCATACTTCTTACATCCATTCGCTTTATAAAGGCACTTGATGAATTTCTTAAGGCTTTATATCTAACTTTTTCTGAAATGTTAGAAAGCATTCCCAATGTTCCCATTTGAGGTTTCCATTTAGGGAAATAATCAATGTTCTGCTTTTTAGATTGTATCATACTCATTTATAGCTACATTTACCCCATTCATGGTTGGTTATAAAAGAAGCTCTATATTTTCATTGTTTCTATTTGTGGAACTCGGAAACAACTACTCATACAGAGCTGACCTATATCTTTGTTATACGAGAGTTCCACCAATCGCATCTATTCTTTTCACGGTGTAAAGCTACAAATAAATGACATTTCTAATGTCACTTTTGAACAGTTATTTTTCCGTGATTAACATTTTTTCTAATATCCTTTCCTTTGTAATGCCAAATCCTGCTTTGCAAAAGATATCTGAGTACGTATGTTATCTCCAGCGTGAACAAGAGTTCGATTTATGCGATCTAGCCATACAACTAACTGATTAGCAGTCACACTTTGAGCTGAAACAAACTTAATTGCAACAGTAGCCGGAACCCGTGATATGAATTCCATGTGCTGTGAATATACATTTGCAGTCACTTGATCTTGGTACGCTTTTGCATCAGCTAGAAGTTTTCCACTTCTTGCAAGGTATACATTTATATCAGTCAATCGATCTATAAGTTCTTTAGGATTGTCACTAGCTGTTGTTTCAAGAAACGACTGCATTTCTTCTATTTCCTGTATAATAGGAGGCAGAGGACAATTGTCTATATTGCACGCACCTGTACCATCATTTTTAGGGCAGTATTTACAGTTTATTTCCATAATGATATAATATTAATCTTTAGGTGAAAATTCGTATTTGATTTCTTGGTCATCAAGTATGTATTTCTTGAATAACTCATTTACATCTATTCCGTTATGTTCCAGATATAGGATATGAGTATAAAGAAGGGCAACAGCACTACCTTCTGTCAAATACATATTAGTTTGGGAAGCACGGCCGGTACTTTGAGGATTTTCTACCGATAATAAGTAAGCATCTTCATCTGTATGTGCAATGGTAACAAGTCTGTGATCTGCAAATTCACACCGGACCATATCTTTGATTTCTACCTTTCTTGCGGATTCACTTCCATATCCGAGAGTGATTTCGCCAATTCTTTTGCTTTCTTCCATACTGGCATTATACTTTTATAGGATCTTTAATATATGATACTAACGCTTCCCCTAATGGGTGAAAACACTTCAGGCCATTAAAAACAAGACCTGCACTCATTCCGCTATGACCTTGCCTGGTGAATAAAGACCGGCATATTTCAAATCTTTCCAGTTCTTTCTTAGAGGTATCATTCAATACTGCGACTAATTCTAACCAGCAGTCAAGTTCCATGCCATGATAGAGATCATTCAGTCTGATAGGAACTATTTCATTCCATAACTCCAAATACTCTTCCGGAATAATACCTCTTGCACGTTTTTTATAATCTTCGGTTAATTTCGGAATCTTAGCCTTAAATTCCGCCTCTTTACGTTCATACTCTTCGCGTATTTTGCGAATATATTCATCATGCTCTACTTTTGACTTGCCAGTCACTTTGACATACACGTCATCGAGAGAATCAGTAGAATGCAACGTTTTCTCGTTAAATTCACCATAACATGGTGCATTGTCCTGCAATTCTTGATATGCTTTATCAAGATTGATTCCTGGGTAAAATTCAATTTTCTTCATATCTATTCTGGTTACTAATTAATTAAAAAGGTAAGTGATTTTTAGATAGTCTTCCTAAATGGTCGATATATCTTCTATAAAATCTATTCTCTATCATTACTTCCTTTAGGTTTATCCCTTTTATCAGAAAGTAACCGTATTGTAGGCGTTTTAATTTACTCATTTCTAAATAATCACAAATTATTGACAATTTCTTTTTGAATTTCATCAATCACTTTCTCCCATTCTTTTTTTATCTCAACAGTATTAATCCCACATTTTTGGAAATCTCGCAAACTGCCAGAAAAATAACGTTTAGCTGTCTCTAATAAATTGCCCAAATAACATTTCTCATTTTCCTTAAGGCATCGACGAATAGAATTAATTTTACATTTATCATGCTCTATATACCAAGAAATTTCATCAAATTGCAAAAAATACATCTTCTTGACTTGTTCTACAGTAAAAGGTTCTTTCATACCTATTCATGTTTTAGTTAATATATTAATAGCCCTTTTTACATCACGCTTGGATATTCCACGTAAAGCATGAGTTTTTATGAAATGCTTCTTTTGAGAAAGCAACATATCTGAATCATCATCAAGAATTACATAATTAGTAACATCTTGATGTTCCCACAACCAACGGTCTATTTCTACGCCACGACATACACCATAGTGCTTTTCTTTATTTCCATATTTAAAACCGTACATTCTTGAAGTAATGTCGATAATTAGATCAGGATAGGGAAAAGCTTTATGTCCACGAACTGTTTCTTGTTTTGTAATGGCTTCAATAGTAGCTTCTAATGTATATCTTCTCCAAGAAGAGGATATTACTATTTTAGCTCCGGTAATATCACAAATCTCTTTGACTAATTCAACTTTTTTATCATCAATAGCCCAATTACTTTTTAATGTGGTTATCACACCGTCAAAGTCGAGAAATATAATCTTACTCATCTCTATTCTAGTTATTAGCTATTCCAAATAATTTCCCATCAATCCCCTGAACAACATGGCAGAAGAAAAGCTTTTCCTGCCATCTTCAGAAAAATAAGATTTAACTCCAAATACATCCGCTGTTGAGTATATTTTCCATACTAATAGTTTTTCCATCATAACTTCGTTATTATTGATTAATCTCTTCATATTCTGTAAGCAAATAGATATGTTTTATTTCTATCGCAGTTTCAAGTATTCCCTGTATTTCATTCATTGCAGCACGATATACAGTTGATGAGCTATGCATATTGGTTTCTTCAGTGCGGTATGGTAAAGTTAAGTCCTCAGACATCTTTATCATTTTTCCACCATACTGCCATGCCTTGAAATCAATTCTAAACTTTGCTTTGCGTAATATCTTCTGTTTTTATATTAACATTTCCACGATTGACAAATACCATTAATTTATCATTTGTCAAATGTTCGCAAAGAGGAAAATAAGATAAGGTAGACGTACCAATTTCTTCGCAAAAATCTTTCAACGAACATTTATCGCATTTAAAACTTGCAGTATCTGACTGTATGGCTTCATGGAAAACTCCATTTATTAATATTCCATTCATTACTACTTCATTAAATTGTTTTATATACTATTTTCAACTCTATATTACCTTGAATAATCAAGGATGATATTGTTATTTTAAATTGCATGATTCACTTAGAACTACTTAAAACCGGTAAAACAGTGACAACCATTTTTCAGATTGTCACTGCGTCGATTGGCATCAACTTAAAGTGCTAGGACGAATCCCTGACACAACTTTCATACTTAGTTAGCTCCCATTCGGCTACCATAATCAAAGTAGTCGACCTGATTACGGGGAGAACGAGAAACCTTTAAGCTATCTAACAGCTTGGATCTCAACTTTTCGTTTTCAGCTTCTAACCGGTAACATTCGGATCTATATTGCGCACATTCGGTGAATGAGCTTAACATAGCCATGTACTGTTTTATATCTACCTTAATCATTGCTCTATAGTTTATATTATTATCCCATTATACTTCCATTTAGACGCTGTGTAGTTCTTATATAGTCATCCAGTAGTTCGTGGAGAATGAAGTCCGGATAAACATTGATTGTACCGAAACGCTCAATATTTACCTTGTTGACAGGATACCCCCTTTTCCTACATAAGCGTGCAGCATCATTACTAAGCTTCGAAATGTCACTCACATAGATCGGCAATTTGTACCTCTGGATATACGATGACATCGTTGAACATCCATAGTTACCGATACACTTTGAAGATAATTTCTTTACGCTATCTTCAAGTGCAGCTAATCTTTGTTCTGTCAATTTAAGCCTTTTCTCCTGTTCTACATTTGTCTTGGCCAACTGAAGAATCAGCTCGGCTTGACTCATTTCAACGGTTGAGTTCAAAATATTGTCCATTACTCTATATATTTAATATTCAAATAATCAATCACCTACGTAGCGCGAACCGAATCTACCAGTACTATTTACATTGTAATAAGCCGATACCGGTATGTTCTTGTTATTGTATCCTTCGTGCATTGTAGCTTTAGCTGTTTTGCTCATCGCTTCGTGTCTTTCTGCTAGGTATTTATCAGTTCTTTCTTTTACCGCTTCTACTGTGAAGTTGGCTTGGAGTTTTGCAAGTCTCCATGCTGACTTTAAACATTCACCGAAGGTCTTGCCTTGCTTCTTGCCTGAATACTTATACGATCTGTGAGCGTTTTTCATTATCTCTGATAAATTGTAGCGTTTCATATATTTAGGAGTTAATTGTTATTAGTTCTTTTATTTGATGTAAAGATACAAGTTATAACTTGTTTAACCAAGCATTATCACAAGAAAAAACTTGTCTTTAACTTTATTTGTGCAAGTTATAACTTGTTGCATGCGAAATATTACTACCTTTGCTATAAATATTAATCACTTTATTATATGAGAATCAGAGAAGCCATAGAACAACAAGGGATGACTACGCAAGATGTAGCTAAAAAAATAGGTATAACTTTAAGTGGACTTAATCAGCATATATCAGGAAATCCTTCCATAAAAGTACTAACCAAAATAGCAGAAGCTATCAACGTCCCCATGTGGCAACTATTCGCGTCCCCAGAAGAAGTGCAGCTTCCCTCAAACGCCCATTCTGTAAAATGCCCACACTGCGGAAACGAGTTCCCTGTTAGCGTGAATGTTGAACTAAAGCCAGAAACCAGATAGGACAATAGCAAGCTATGGACACAAAAGAACTAAGGTTAGGCAACTGTGTTATGCTTTCGAAGGATTACCAGTACGTAGGAGTTGAAATACCTACAGGTACTGTATGCAAAGTACATGCCATTAGTCTTAATTCCTTGTACCTGGAATGCCATGTAAATGGTGGGACTTTTTACGGTGAAGTTCCTATTTCTATGGTAGAACCTATTTCTCTCACAGAAGGATTGCTGTTAAAGTGCGGATTTAATATCGAGTATTATGAATTCCAAATAAAAGAACAACGATTATTGACTATAGAAGATTTCTGGATATTATATAATACTCGTACTAACTTCTATGGAGTAATGCTCTCTAACAGAGTTTTTAAGCAAATAGAATATCTGAATCAACTTCAGAACATATATTTTGATTTAGCTGGAATAGAATTAAAAGTAAATCTATGAAACGTATAAAGCTCACAAAGGAAGAAAAAGAAACACTTAGAATCGTTGATAAGTTCAACGGTAAATGCCCTTGCGGTTTCCCTTTGCACGTCTACAACTTGTCCGTCCGATCACTTGAAAGGAAAGGACTAATAAAAGCCGCCTATCTGGAAGGTGGAGCAGTAGAAGATGCCAGAACCACCGATGAAGGAAAACACTACCTTTGTGAGAATCCCAATTTACGAAACCCTATCAACTGGACTGTTGTCGGAGTAATAGCCGGGATACTTTCTCTTATCGTGTCTGTTATAGCCTTATTTATAAGCTGTACTGCAATGTATAGATGAATAAGAGGGATGCATTTGCATCCCTTTATTTATGTCAACGACCCAATATCCCTATATTTTAGATAGGAAGAACATTCGGATATTTCCGATAATACAATTTAGTCAATGTGGATTTAAGGCTGTTATAGTCTTTGATAAAGCCTAGATCTATCCATTGGGCTATCTGTAATTCCAACTCATACAATTCACGAATTTTAGCTTCATCGCCAATTTTATTACGCATTTCTGATTCATGCTTACCGTAGACTATGATGTTTAGAGACTTGGCCAAGTCCTTGACTTTTTGTTTGAATAGGTCATCTGGCAAAATAGAACTGACCGCTTTACACATGGATGGGTATGCATCACCAGCAAGATTGCGGAATTTTATCATTTCATCATATACAAATTTGAGAACATCATATTTAAATGAGGGATTTATCCACATCGCAAAATCAATAAAAAGCAGTGGATGCATCCATGTGCCCGCGTTATCACCCTTATTTGCCCTTGATTTATGATAGGGGTAATTACCCGTATCATAATTTTCCCTTTCCATTATAGTGAAAATGAACTCTTTAGTAGAAGATAAATCGAAGTAGTCATTAACTTCTTTCTTCATTCCTTTTAATTGATTCCACTGTTTTAATAAATCTGTAGCATTGAAAAATGCATCTTTCGTTCTCTGAATTACCTTAAATTCACCCATTGGGCGAATCATAATCTGATTAGTCTTCATAATAATGTCTTTTCGTTCGAGGACGTACCGCACTTCTTCATGCGGAGATAAAAAGGCGAAAGCCATGCAGGGGGTTGTGACCTACACAGCTTTCTATATCTTAATCCTCTGATTAATTCTAATTTTAATAAGTACAACCCAACGCATTGCAAATATAATAATAATTTTTAAAACTGATTATACAACCAATAATCAACGTATTCTTTTAACTATTTTGTGATTTAATTCTCAAATAGAATTGCTAACTTTGCATTAGAATGCATATATTTGAATACGCATTCACATAAATAAGTAACCAAGAACCCTAAAAAAAATGACAAAATTTGAACAACAAAGAATTATAGAAATAGTGCTTTATATCCTTAATAAAACTGGGGGTATGGACTATTATCATCTGTTCAAGATATTATATTTTGCCAATCAACGAAGTTTGGTTGACTGGGGACAACTGATGATAGCGGATAAATTTTGTGCTCTTCCCCATGGACCAGTACCAACAATTTTGTATAGTACAATACAGGGGCAAAAAAGCGTTCTTTCAAAAATGACAGATGATGTTCATGTTGTAGATTACTATCTATTATCTAAACGTGAACCGGATATGGATTATCTTTCACAATATGATAAAGACACTTTAGATTTATGTATTTTCAAATACGGGAAAATGAGTTTTAAGGAGTTGGAAAAAACTTCTCATACAACTTGTTGGCAAAAAGCGAGAGACAAAAAGGGGAATCACGTTATTGATCCGGGGGATATTGCCCGTGACGGAGGAGCTAATGATGAACTTGTCAAATATATTAATGATTCAATAGCATTTGATGAAGCCTTCGGAAGTTAAGATAGGGGATGTCTTTTTTGTTACGATGAACAAAGCCAATGGGGTAGTACCAAAAACCGGAGATACTAGCCGTGACAAGTTCTTTGTAGTACTTGGCTTTGATAACGATGGAAACGTTTATGGTGGTGTCATCTTTAACTCCTTTATTAATATGAATCTGCCACCTAATGTACGAGCAATGCAACATCTTATAAAAGGGGAAAGTTATGATTTCCTTTCATATGATAGCTACATAGATTGCTCTTCTATTAAAATAGTAAAGAAGAACAAACTTCTTAAAAGTACTAGTTTAGGCACATTGGATGAGGAAGATATTAGCCTTGTTTGTGGTAAGATAAAGAGTAACTCTCGAATCAATAAAGCCGAATTAAAAAGGTTCGGACTAATTGATAAATAAAGCCAGACATTACATCTGGCTTTATTTATTCCAATGCAGTAATAAGGCAGATTAAAAGCTGAAAACAAAATGTCAAAGAACGATTTGCCGATAATAGGAGTTGAGCCAATCGACACAGGCTTATTATTAGTTTAATATTCGTACATGGTTTTGTGGATGATAATCATATAATATATTTCTTATGATCTATCAGAGCATTTGCAACAGAGCGTGATGCCCTTCTGCTAGCAACTTCACACTTACCATTACCTCGTATATCTTTTTTGTCTATTTCATCGGAAGCGAGCGCTTCAGCAAGTCCAACAGCGGCAAGTTCTACACGAGACATATTATCACGAACGCTTTGACCTTTGATTAAACCTTTCTTTTCACGAACGACCGATGCCGTACCACCGTACAAGGGCTCGTATATTGCGTTTGTGCAATTTCTGTAACCTTCTCCTGTCACTCCATGAGCGGCAAGCGTCTTGGTAAATTCGTTACGTGAATCTATTGATTTTAGTCTTTCAGAAATCCATTTGTTGTCTTTGCCTCTTTTCTTATAAGCTTTAATATATCGTTGACCTATCAAATCGGGGTTCTTTTCTTCTTCTATTCTTTGAAAGAAAACCTCATTGACTAATACATGAAGCGCAGGGTCAAGATATTTTGCATAAGCAAGAGCTATTTGTCTATGGGCATACGAACCACCTAATTTACCGCGCTTTGTTTTTATAATACGGTTTGAAACCGTATTTAAAATCCCGGATACCGTATTAACTAATTCAGATGCAATATCTTGTCTAAGCCAATCGTTGGGATTTTTGCTTTTTGGTGAGCCTGCAATTTTCCACAAATCAGTAAGTGACAACAGATCACCGTCCTTGCCAATCGTATCTAATACGTTAGCATCGTACTTTTTAATTTCTGCTTTCTTTCTCATGATATGATTATTTTTCAAAATCAATTTGCGCAGACAATATTTCTAACAAAGCCTGCAATTGTCCAACGATGTAAGGTTTTATATCTTCACTACAATTACTCGTAAATGCAACAAGCTTTTCTGATAGCTTATGCCATTCTTGCAACTCATTCGGTTTCATCATTATCAGAAGACTTATGAAACCCAGAAAAGGAACGAGGAACGATATTCGATTCTATTCTTTCATCCAATATTTCTTTTTTCAACAATAGCATTATGCCATCATAACTTGACGATAGTTCTGATACAACTTCCCAACCTTGGCTACCTAAAACATTGAGTTTATCAGTAGTGTATTCTTGATAATTATGCCTATAACCATCGTCCATAGGACGAAGTAGAAATGTTCTATATTCGTATTTCTTCATTTTTCTATTTATTAGTTTATATTTGAAATCCCCATTCCAAAAACAACATCAAGTATCTCATCGGGGTAAACTTTCACTGTTCCCCAACGGACATCATGGATTTTTGTCGGCTCAACACCGCGTTTCTTGCAGAGAGCTGACGCTTTCCGTCCCATCGCTCCGTAGCGTGAGACATCCAGTTTGATACTGTTTCTTGATATGTAGGCTACGATTGTGGATTGGTGCAGGTCCGTGGTAGTACGCTGCTTGATTTCCTCAATCTCCGCTTGCATTTGTTCCTGCTTGCTTTCCAAAGCCTTCATCTTACGTTCATTCTCAACGTTGAATTGCGCAAGTTGGAGAATAAGCTCGGAAGGAGTAAGAGACTGTTTAGCCATAGGTTCAGCCTTACCTGTTTCGAGGGATTCCCAGCGATCAATAATTTTTTCACGGAGTACTGCGTCGTAGCCGGATGCGAGGATCAGACAACCTTTCTTGGTGAGATTGAAACATGGTCTTGGTTTCCCTTGATTATCCGAATATTCCGCCAATCCAAAATTGGATTCGGCTACTCCTTGTGATAATAGATTGCGAATATCACGCATAACATGGGCGTGTTGTTTGCTTGTAAGTTCGGCAATCTCAAGCGAACTCATTGTCTTGTTTTTAAATAATTCCGTTTCCATAATATTTATATTTCTGCTAAGTAACCATTCACAACTTCTATAAATTCCTCCAAAGACCGGACAACGACATATTTGTTTCCAGCCGCCTCGCATTCCTTTTGCCATTCTTTTTGTACCGGTCTTTGGTACTCACCTGGCTTTTTCATTTCTATACACAAAGCACCGTAGAAACGATTACTTTTAAGAAGTATCAGATCTGCAACTCCCGAAAGCATCCCTTCTTCTTTCATGTATTCCCCGTTTCTAGCACTTCTTCTTGCTGCGTTAGGAACAGCAAATAAGATGTTTCTTAATTGGGGGTATTGGTTGCGAAACCATTTAACACAAGATGCTTGTATATTATGTTCTTCACTTTTTGGCTTTCTGCGAATATTGGTTCCGCAATATTTAGCTTTCATTTCTTCGTATGTCATAATACCCTAGCAAGTTTAAAATCAAGCAACATCAATAACTCATTGAATTTCTCTTCATACCAAAGCGGCTGTGTTTCTTTGGTATTATTAGGGTTGACTTGGTTCTCACCATACGCAAGCCCGGATTCGGTTATGGATTTGAAATGCTTATCTTTACCTTTTGATGATTTCCTTTTCATATCACACAAGATACCTTTCTGAATCGCTCTTTGATTAAATGCCTGTGCGCTGATGGACAAACCCGCTTCTTTGAGTAATTCAGTAGCGGATTTGAGGATACCATGTGACTGGATATAATCCGGAGTAGGAAGTCCAAGAGGTGCAGCAACCTTGCTAATTAGAGATAGTTTGGAAGAATCATTCAAGTTAAGCACTTCACTTACACCTTTTACCCATTCAAGACCAACGCGGACTTTAGTTGTTAGTGATGGTTCACGTTTGGGTTTGTTCTGGTTTTCGATTACTTTCCAGACGCTTTGGTGAAATACTTGGCGATAAACCTCAAATACCGGTCTGACCTTGCGGGCGATGAAGAACTCCATACAAGATACAGTAAGTTTGTAGTCAATTCTGTTACTTCTATTGAATTTACCATCCTCACACCGTTCGCCATTTTGGGCGAGTGGAATATAATCCACATTCTCAATATATGTTTCCTTTAAAGCTCTTACCGCCTTACTCTTTTCAGAGTAAACCAAAGGCCACACCTCATCAAGGTTGATTGGGAACTCGTTATCAGATTGTGATAACTTTAACACTACATTGAAATACGCATTGATTTCGCTTTCGCTACTTTCTTTAGATAAGATTAAATCTGTTGCCATATATTTTACTTTAACTATTATAGAGAGGAACGAGTAATATTCATCCTTCCTCTCTGTTGTATCAACCTTCAATTATCTCCCAATCTGGCAAATATTCTTCACTGTTGATCTCCTTCATTAGTATCTGATTTATTGTTAGGGATTACTTTTGTTTTACCACCAGTTTTATCAACAATAATCGGTTTGCCACCTACTGTAGTTTCGGTACATTGCCCTTCAGGGAACTTATTAATAAAACGAACTACCTCTTTATCTTCTGTTACATTACTTTCCCCTTTGACTTCATAAGGGAATACGTCTACAATAGGAGTTTCAGCTACCATGCCGATCTGATAATCTGCCATGGTTCCTTTCATGCCCTCGTCCAGTTTCTTCACTGCGTCGCGCAAGTCGGAAGCCTGAACCAACACTTGGGTAGAAGTCTTTTTCTCGGCACCGCTTTTCTCGTCAAGGGTGATAAAGATCAGTTTGCACTTAAACCAGCGGTCAGCGCTTTCTTCATCGCTGGGGAAAAGTTCGCTATAGTTGGCACGTTTGATGTCCGATACTGTAAATTCTCCTGTGATAAATGGAGTCATCTCCTCGATAATACGTGCTTCTGCTTCTGTAAAGCTGAGTGCATCTACCAGATAAGGTTCCGTCACTTTCTTCTGCATTCCGTTTTCCATTACTTTCTCGTAACGGATTTTACATTCAAACCATGTGTGCATTCCCATAATTATTTGTCTTTTTCAGGTTCGTCAATATATTTATCTGCAAAACGGTCAAGCGCTTTGATACACTTGTCCGGAAGCTGCTTTGCCGTATCATTCGTCTTGATATAGTCAATCGTGCCACCGACACCATAGATAAGAAGCATTTCTTTAGTCGATGGAATGAAAATACTCGCCATCGCTGCTATTACACCACAGACAACAAAGCGTTTCAACCATTTAAAAAAATTGTGTTTTCCACCCTCATCTTCTATCATATCACCTTCCGTTACCAGCAGAGCAAACAGCATGGTAACGATAACTATCAAAGCTACAATCCATACGACCATAAACGCAGTGGACAGGTTACCAACTACGGTCATCCAATAAATTTCATTCATAATGTAAAAAAATTAAATTATTAATATTTGAGGTTATTTTTTCTCTTCCCAGGTTCTTCATATTTCCAGCCGTTAAGCCGGTAGCATTCTTTGAGAGAAAAAGACTTATCAGAGGGTTTTTGTCTACGACATATAAACTCTCCTTTTTTTGTATTTCTTTTCTTCATCACTTTGTTTTGATTATTTATTCGTTGACAACTCATTCAGAAGTGCGTCAGACCGTTTTACCGCTTGTTCTGCAAGATTTGAAAAGGGACCAAAGTTATAATATTCCGTTTCTGACTGTTACTAATCATTGTAATATTGTGGATAACACCCTTTTATAATCTCTTCTGCATCCTTTTGATGTTGAGTACCTTTTGCTAAAAGTTCAACAGTTGCAGCCAAAATGGAGATTTTGTTAGAATTGAGCCGATAAGCATCGGCAACCAATTCAGACATTGCATACCGTTTATCGGATAATCCTTTTATCTTAATCTTATTCATTTCTTGATTTTGTTTTGAATTTGTTCAAAATAGCCCCTTTATTAAATAGCACCATGATAATTAATGCTAAAGCGACTTTCAATAATTGCTTTTTGCCAACAACTATGATATTACTACGATTTAACCCATCATCAGTCATGATGCTATACCAATTCTTATAAGGTGGTAATACCTTATAAATATGTATTTTTCCAACTATCTTTTTCATATCTATTTTGTTTTACGTTAATCCCTGTTTTTCAAGGATTAACAAGAGCTCTGTTAGCAATAAATCATCTTCCGAATATTTCTTCAAATTTACGGTCTAAAACGTTCAAAATCCTCATTCTTACAGCAGGATCGATGGAAAGATTATCAATTGAGTAAATTCTTGAAATCAGTTGCTCACGAGAACCGCAGAAACAACCGCATGTATAAAACGGAGCAACGTTTGGGTAATTATGCTTGTACCATAAATGATTTGTACCCTTGATGACTACATAGGTCTCTGTGATTATGAACTCTTCATCGGATGGCGTATACCCCGGGGTGTTGGGATTGCCGGCGGCACTGCGACGGACAGCCCAGTGGCTATCTTTCGACAGTTCGACAAGGGTATCGACCGGAGTGTTGGGATTGCCGGCGGCATTGCGGCGGACAGCCCAGT